CTCAAAAGCTGCGTTAATGTTATCGTCAGTTATCTTGCTTAAGTTGGTTTTAAAATCTTCTTTGTCGAAGTCGCTTTGTAGTTCTTGTGCGTTATATAGATTATTAAACATTTCATTCTCCAATGTGTTTCGCGTTATTGCGCTTCGTTGGAGTAGATAATATAAAATCATTTAAAATTAGTCTAATACCGTTTAGTTATATACATATAATAAAAAAGCCACTTAAATTAATAAGTGGCTTTTGAGCAATAATGGAGAATAGAAGCAAAATAGAAAAACGCACAATCTACAAGGTTTCTATAATTAGTATGGGCTTTTAACGCTTAGCTGTCAACAACCGATATAAAAGCTTCAACTCTTGGGTTTTCCTTGTCAATTCCACCAAAGTACTCCCTACTGCTAATTATAAAGTCGGTAGTATCATCCTCTATAAATCCGCACTTTGTTAGCGAGTCTTGGAAAAACTTCTTAACCATAGTGGTAAAATTATCGGTGTCAGTTCCTTTTCTTTTTGCATAGTAAACATACTTTACTGCTATCTTTCCGTTTGCAGGTTCAAGGACTTCTATTTGACCTTTAACCATTTCGTGGAAGTCTTTCTTGGCTTTTGAGTATGTTCGAAAGTGAGCGCATCGACCCCAATTAAATGTTATTGCACAATTCTTGTTGCTTTTTGTTTGTTTTATTACGCCATAAATTGGCAGTGTAAAATGGTAATCATTCATAAATCACCTAAAAGTTAGCGCCTAATTAAAGGCGCTTGGTTGGTTAAAAGGGAGTGTTGTCTGGGTCTTGGTTGGGATTAAATCCGCCTTGCTGCCCTTGGTTGTTCTGCGGTGCATTTTGCTGTGGTGCATAACCAGTATTTTGCGGTTGCTGATACCCTCCGCCTTGCTGTGGTGCGTTATTTTGGTTTTGTGGTGCATAACCTTGGTTTTGGTTGTTTTGCTGCTGTGCTTGACCTGTGTGAACATAGCCAAGTTTAGCGCCAATAACTTCAAGCGTTATTCTTTGCCCGTTTTGGCCGTCAAAAGTCTTAACCTTTAAAGACTCGCCAGATAGTTCAATAACACTACCTTCAACTAAAGCCGATTGATAAAACTGAATTTGCGCTGCTTGGTTTGCAAATATAACAGCCTCGTAATTAGTCCATTCTTTTTGTTTTGATTCACGGTCGTAATATTGAACACCTAAACGAACTCCAAAACCTGTACTGTCACCTGCCTGAAATTGTGTTGCTGAGCTGTTTAGTTTACCTACTATTGTATGAGCCATAATTAAACCTTGTTATATTAGTTAAGTGATTCAAGTCAATCTCTTTGATTAACTCTACTTTTTGTGAAACTGATTCAAGCGTGTTAAGTGCCTTTTGTAAGTTTGGCTGCTTAACACAGCTTAGTGCTGCTGAGTTGTTCACATCAAAACCTTTTACTAGGTGGTAATGCAAACCTTTTATTATATCCTCGCTTGATATTTTGGTTAATGAAACGAGCAGTTTAAAACGCTCATCGCTTTGTGTTGCTGCATGTAAAGTTTTCATTCGTAAATATCCGCGAATGTAAAACCTATCGAACTTAATTTATCATCCATATCACTAATGAATTTTGGTATTTCTTCATTAAAGACTTTAAATAACTCCAAATCAGGCTCATGCCTAACTATTTTAATGTTGTTCTTTTTCATGCGTGGATCGTAGTTTGCAAAATCCCAATATTCACGACCAGTTAACCACATACTGTACTGAATTTGCGTTAAGTATTCAGGCTTTGGCTCTCCGCCTAATAATTGATCAATATATTGTGATGTAGTCCAAGGGCATTTAATCTCTAAACCGCCATTGTCGCCAACTAAAGCATCAGGGCTTACACCACATCGCATATTTAAACCATAGATAAATGCAATTTGATTAACTTGCTTTTCATCAAACGGATCATAAAGCGCTAATGCCTTTGGCTCGTTATCATGACCCCACGCCATTTGCTTAGCTGTTATTTCATCTGGTAGTAAGCCAGTGCAAACTTGAGCTATTAACTCATTCATGTAAGTTTGGCGGGCTTCTGAATAACTACCTTTAGCGCGACCCTTTTTAATAATATAGTGTACGCGTGAAGCGGTTATAACTCCGGCTCTCATTCTATGCCATTGGGTAGTGCCTTGCTCAACTTCTCCACCATCAAAACCAAACTTGTCCATGGTTAGCTCTGAAAGCTGTTGATATAACTCTTTAGTTGTTAGCATTTGGGAAGCCCTCCAAGCTTGAAATAACTTTTATTGCTTCATCGCTGGTTAAATCTGGCAGTTCATTAACCCCATGACCTAAAAGCTTTGGTAATAGCTTGGTGATCAATTCGTTTTCAGTTCGCCCAATGCGCTTAAGCTGATTTGTTATTTCATCTAACTGAGAAGTAAAACACGGCGTAATGTCTTTAGGCTCACTTTGCTCTTGCTGCAAACCTTCACCCACCTCTGTATTTAAATGGTGAATAGCATTATCTAAGCGATCAACTTTAGGCCAATACTTAGAGGCGCGTTTAACTACCGTTTTCTTAGCCATTTCTGACCAGTCGGTTTTCCATGGTGAATTTTTACCGGCTTTGTAGCCGTCCGACCTTTCCATAATTGCGTTAATTTCTTCGATGCTCATTTCATCGGTAAGATAATCACCATCAACTGTTTTAGCTACACAGTAAACGCCAACAATACTACCTCTATCACCGAATGATTGATAAGTGTGTGTAGGCTTATTCCCAACTCCATTGTTAATGTAATTGTCATTAGACTTAACCACATCAGCCTGACACCATTTAATAGATCCTGTAGAGCAAGCTAAGTGCATCAATCCTTGATAGCTAACATCCAAACAGATAGCGCCTTTGCGCGGCACTAAGTAAGCGTGTTTACTTGCAGGGTTTAAGCTTATGCCAATAGCGGCAACGTTAAGTATTGCATTTTGTAAGCTGGCTTGGTTTTGACCTGCTACTTTTGCTAAATACGGGTTGCCCTGCATTGCCTGTATAGCAAAGTGCGATTCACTATTGAAATTAATCTTGTCGTCAACTATGCGATCAACAAACAAACCTTCCTGCTGTTGCACGTATTCAACTACGTTAAATTGATTCATTTCTATTCTCCAATAGATTATTTAGCTACGTACTTTAATTGAAAACCCATAGCATCAAACATTTTATGTATGCTGATTAGTTTTACGTCTTTACCTTTTAGCGCGTTGTTAACTGCTTGGTAGCTAACGCCGCTAATCTTTGATAGTTCAGTGGCATTTTTTGTGCCGCTATCTACCATTGCTTTTTTAATAAGCTTATCCATTTTAAGTGCCTTGTTTTGTTTCGGTAGGTCAATACTAGTGCATATAAAAATAAGCGTCAAGCATTAATTTTATACAATTAACAATCAACAATTCAAGTGGTAAAAATGATTGTGAAAAACCTTTAATATATAACTTGACCTTATGCCTTTAAAATCGTACCTTAATGTTATTATATAAATATTTAAACAATAACATTAAGGTTTATTATGTCTGATTTACAAATACCATATGAATACACTCAACTGATAGAAGGTACTGAATGGTACTCACTATCTCACACCTTGGCTTGGCTAAAGGGCTCTGAAGCCCCCATCCAAGTTAACCCGTACAAAAGAAGATGCTCCCCCGCGAATTTAATTAAACATAAGGTGGAAGGCGACAGAGGAAAGTCTAAGGTCTATGTTAACAGGGAGGGTTTAATGGAGATAGTTGAAAGGACTAGAGCTATAAAGCTGGATACAAAAAAGCTTCTTGGAGTTGCATCTGGAGTAACGTCTAGCGAGTGCATATTTGGGGATATACTGGGAGGTCTGTCTAGGTCTATGGGGTTTAGTGTCGAAAGTCAGTTTAAGGTTGGTGATTACAGGGTTGATTTTTTGGTTGGTGGGAAGGTTGCTGTTGAGTTTGATGAGCTTACCCATGCTTCATATTGCAATCAACGAGAAAGCATAAGAACCAAGGAGCTAGAGAGGGCGGGTTATTCCATCGTGAGAGTTTCTGATAAAGATAATATAGGTGAGAGCCTAGGATTAATAATTAATACCTTGCATAAAGTGCAGTTATAATTTAATATTAAGCTTGAGTTTATTAATTAGGAATAAAAATGAAAACACCAGTTATAATGCAGCGCTCCATGATGGGCGTAACCGTTAGGCAAAATAGCCAAACAGGAATGTGTAACGCTAATGATATGCACAAGATAGGGAATGAGCACAGAAAATCCACCGGCATGACTGAGAAGCAGTTAGCAAGCTACTTTGATTTAGACTCAACATCCGAGCTTATTAATGCGGTTTGCTTAGAGGATAACTTGTCTGTTGATGATGTTAAGGTATCTAAACGAGGTAAGAATGGAGGTACTTGGGTTCATCCTGTGGTTTTTGTTGATATGGCAATGTGGTACTCACCTAAGTTGAAAGTAAAAATAATAGGTTGGGTTATTGACGGCCTGCTGTCAGCAAGAAATGATAGCGGAGATTCATTCAAGGAAATGAACAAAGTTTTAACTAAATATTTCCCTAAAGAATTCGAATCACCTATTGCTTATATGCAAGCAGCCAACCAAGTTGCTAACGCTTGCAAGGTTGGGACGGGCAAAGATAAATGGCAAAAGGCAAGTGAGAAACAGTTAAAGTTAAGAGATAAAATACAAGATAACGTTTGCATACTTGCAGACGTCACAGAGAATGCTGGAACATGCATAAATAAGGCAATTGAAAAAGCTAACGTGTATATGCGTAAGGAGTTAAGCAAATGAAGTGGTTAAAACATGACGCAGACGCAAATCAAGATGCTAAGCTGCAAAACGTATTGCTTGATTATGGGCTGGAAGGGTACGGGCTTTACTGGTACTGCATAGAGCTTATCGCTGGCAAGGTTGATAAGGACAATATAACTTTTGAACTTGAGCATGACGCAAGAATAATAGCTAGAAACGTAGGCAGTACAGCGCAGAAGGTCGAGGAGATGATGCGATATTTTGTTGACATTGGCCTGTTTGAAGATAGCCAGGGCACAATAACATGCCTTAAGCTTGCTAGGCGTTTAGATAAATCAATGACTAGCAATCCTGAAATGCGAGCCATTATAGAAAAATTAAAAAGTCATGACTCAGTCATGATTGAATCAGCAAAACCCATGCAAGATAAGATTAGATTAGATAAGAATAGAATAGATAAAAATATAGATCTTATGTCAGATGAATCTGACGGCGCATCAAGTGTTATCAAGGGTATGAACTCTATTCTTAATTCAAAATATAAATCTACAACAAAAAGCCACACACAAAATATAAACGCGAGGCTTTCGGATGGGAACACTGTTGATGATTTGCTTTTAGTGGTCAAGTCTAAATTAACTGAGTGGGGTAATGACCCAAAAATGGCTCAATACCTTAGACCGCAAACACTATTCCAAGCAGGTAAGTTTGATGGTTATTTAAGGGCAGCAAAAACAACGCCTGCTGCTAAGCAATCTGTATTTAATACCCAAACGCAAAACTATGGAGATGATCAACTATGAGCAACAAGATAACAATACCAATTCAGGATATACCAGAAACGCCAGAGGTCATGAATTGCGAAAAACACGGTGATTACGAGGTTAGATATTTAAAGATGTTTAACAGCAAGGCTATGATTAGCAAGTATTGCCCCGAATGCGCCAGTGAAGAAAAAGAGGCGGAAGAAAACGAAAAAAGGGAAGGTGAAGCCAAAGCTGCTAACGAAAGAAGAGATGAAAACTTAATTAGCGCAGGTGTTAGTAAGCGAAACTTAGGAAAGGTTTTTGGTTCGTTCAGTGTAAGCAATGAAGGTCAACACAAGGCGCTAGAGGCTTCAAGGCAGTTTGTTGGTAATGTTTTAAAGTCTCAACCTGCTAACAACATGTTTTTTATTGGCTCAGTTGGTACTGGTAAAACTCATTTAGCATCCAGTATTATTCAAGAGCTTTACGACACTAAGCGCGTGAGAATGATCAGAGTTATAGAGCTAATCAGAATATTGAAAGAAACTTGGCAGCGTGGCGCAGAAAGCACAGAGCGAGATGTAATAGAGTATTTTGGCGGTGTTGACGTTTTAATACTTGATGAGGTTGGTATTCAGTTTGGTAGTGAGACCGAGCGCATGTTTATGTTTGATATTATAAACACACGATACGATAACATGTTGCCTACAATCTTGATCAGCAATCTTGATATTAACAACCTTAAAGAAATACTAGGCGAGCAAGCTGTTGATAGGTTGCGCGAGGACGGCGGGAAGGTATTGGTATTTAATTGGGAGAGTCAACGCAAATGATTTACCCAACACGCTATCACTACCGTGGTCGATGGGGTAGCGATAAGGATTTTATATTGGCACGCATGGCTCATATTCCAGCGGATAAGCAGCTCGAAGTATCAGACGAATACGAAAAGCTTTATTTGAGACAGGGGCGCAAGGAAGCAAATACGTATTTACACGAAATAGCAAGAGGGTATCAAAAGGAAAGAACGCCAGATGCTTACAATCGGCACATGGAGAAAATGAAAGCCATGGTTAATAAACCAAAGCAGCAGGCAGTTAAAAAGCCAACCAGTAGCGGCGTAGTAAACAGCAACTCATTACCCGAAGGTGTTAAGGGTATTCAATTAGATTGGTGATATATGAAAAATCATTACAAAGCATATACAACGGCAGATTTACAAAAAGCTAAGAGCTTACATAAAAGCGGGTTAACTCAAAAGCAAATGGCAGAGAGTATGGGTCGAACACTGGTAGGCATTAAGGAGCTATGCAAAAGACTTGGTCTAAAGCGTTATAAATTGGAGTTAAGCAATGATTAAATCTAAAAAAATACGCGACTCTGCAAGGGGTGAAGATTGCACCTTGCGCGTGTCACCTTATTGCCAAGATGGTGAAACCGTTGTGTTTTGCCATCTAAATACAAACTTTCGCGGCATGGGTTTAAAAAGCCCTGACCTGTTTGGTGTTTATGCTTGCGCTCAATGCCATTCATTACTGGATAAGTCGCAGGTTGAATATAAAGACCAGCTTAGAGGCCTAACTGAAACTCAGATGAAGCTTTATGATAAAGGTTTGCTGGTGGTTAAATGAGCTTAATTAAATCAATAAAGTTTGTGGGTAGTAATTTATCACTGGTTAATGAATTGATGACCGAGGCACAAAAGCACACAGGTGATTTGCGAGTAACTATCGAGCCATGGAGTGAAAAGCGCACGGTATCAGCAAACGCACAACAACACGTATGGTATGCAAAAATAGCAAAAAAGGACGGGGAGAGCGTAAAAGCCGTTGAGTTATTTTGTAAGCGAATGTTCGGATTGCCTGTACTAATGGAAAGCTCAGAGTATGGAAATAAAATCACATGGACTTTAAATAAACTTGGTTTTTTTAATTGGCCTTGGGAGCAACAGTGCAATTACATGGAAATGATACCCATAACCAGCCTAATGAGTACCAAGCAGCATAATGAGTTTAGAGATACTATGATGAGTTACTACAATAAAAACGGTTATCACCTAGATTATATGAGTTAAGTGATTATATACATATAACTAAAAGTTATTTAACAAAGTCACAATGAGAGGTTAGAGTTAAGACTCTTAAATAAATGGAGAATGAAATGAAAAAATTACTAATCGGATTAACAGCGCTTGCATTGTCGGGCCAAACTTTTGCAGCAGATAAAATGGAATACTGTCAACGCTTGTCTTTTGTTGCTGAGCAGATAATGGATGTTAGACAAATGGGTGTATCAATTGAAACGGTACAAATGATTAAAACCGATTTGCAAGAGTTTAACATCACAGTTGATTACGCGTATGAATTGCCAGTTGTTGA